CCTCGGAGGCGGAAGCCTCCCAGGATCTGGTTAGTTAGACCAGACCCCTCCACCCTACATGGATTTTGACGTGTAGGGGACGTCCAGCACGCTCCAAATGGTCTGCCGCGGCAGGTAGCGAAAAGAATGGATCCCTCCTGTAGAAAGAGGTTTTCTGCTTTTCGTCCTGTCCGAGGAAGTACTTTCGGAGAGCTCCATAGCTGTCCAACGGATCGAGGCCAAACTTCGGAATGGCCACGAGACACCGGACTTCCACCCGCTGTAAGGCGGGGTGCATACGATACCTAATTCTACTAAGGTCGTATGTATATAGAGCTGGGATGCGGGAACCGACGGGTGCGAAATAAGCGAGACCACGCTTCCGAAGAAGCGTCTCGACTTCCTTCGCAGAGCTGAACAAACCGCGTTCAAAAAGGCGGTTGTGCAGATCAATCCATCGAAGTACCGCAACCCCATGTTGCTTGTCAGGCATATCAGTACTGCGAACCTTGACTACACTAACGTCATGTCCGCAGTACCATTCTGCCCCACAGGACTCCCGGAACAAACCGTTCCAGAAGCTCTTTGAGGTGTTCACTTTGAAGCACAAGGCTTCTAGGATCGCTGACAAGAACGGCACGACTGTCTTAGGGACAATAATATCATCCCCAAAGACCCTTACCCTCCCTCCATTTTGGGAGAATAAGTTGAAAGGCAGCTCTAGGGCTTCCTCGATACTCCATATCGCGGCGGTGGCAAACACCAACGCCTCGATTGGGAAGCACAAGGCAGACCCCATCGATGCGAACTTCCTCAGGGTAACTACTTCCCCAGAAGGTAGCTCGGCACGGGCGGAGCGAGAGGCCAAAACTGCATCCAAAAGAAAGGGATACGGTCGTAGCATTGCTTCAACCAGTTGCAAAGGTACACGGTCTGATGCTTCGCTAAGATCTATAGTTGCGTAAGCAAGATCTTTAGCCAGGAGCCTATTCGGTTCTTGATCGACCCATCCTAGGACGTCATTAACTCGACGGCCATGATGTGTAGATAGGACATCAGTCATTACCGCAAGTATTCCCTGCTGGACGTATTGTTGCCAGATAGGTTCAATTGCGATAATTCGTGGACTTTTCATCGTTTTAGGAACAGTGATCACCCTCACGGGTGGTTCCTGCTCCTCGCTCAGCCAGACAAACTCCTGGTTAGTGAAATCCCGTACATTTGAGGCTAAGGCCTCGTCTGCAGGGAACACTCCTTGGAGTCGATCCGTCCAGGTGTTGGACAAGTACTTGCCATTGCTGGAAGTCTTGTCTTGAACAGCACCTGGTCCGTGACGTCCTTTGAAACTGTCAAAGTAAAGACGGCGTTCTACCTCAAGGAGGTATTCGCCGAAATACTTGAAACAGATCTGGGACATCCGCTCTGTCGTAAACAAAGGCAGAGGGTGGATACTGGCGTCTGTCTCCTTGTACTGTTGCATCGCTGCTTCAATACGCTTCGGAGTGCAATCCGCTTCTGCCTTGTAAAGCAGATAGCAAAGTTGCCTGACAGCCCAGAGGGCGTTCAGAAACTCCGGAGTTGGAGGCAGAATACTGCCTGACGCGTCGAACATCTGACGAAGGAAACCTGAGAGGAATCTCGGGAGACCGCCTTTTCCCAGTTGAAAACCTGGAAATTGGTTGGAGTCAAACGTACCTAACTCAAGGCACCTTTCGAGGCCTTTTGCATAGGTAGGGAGGGTGATTGTATAAAAGCTATCACCTTCCTTTCGACGCCGGTCGAGGATGTATTTCCAATCCTCGACGGTGCGCGTGCCGCAAATCTCTCCCAATTCACTCAGGAGAGTGCGAACAAGTAAATCCTGGCTTTTCATAACTCCCTTTCATTAAGGTGGGTTAATCCAGGGACGACTAGGACTCCCCAGCTAGAACCCTTGTGAGGTTCGCTTCGGTAGCCCAACCGGTCAACCCAGCTGCCTGAGCGGCAGCCTCGGCCACAGTAACACCATTCCGCGGCATATCAATCACGATGTGTGACGAATATGAAACGGCGATGTTCTGCGATGGCACAAGGGGATCCGCAACAACCTTCTTGGAAGCAAGCTTCACAAGATGACGGATGCGAGAACCTTGGGTATGGGAAATCTCCAGCTGGAGGTTTCCATCAATTTTAGTGAAGTATCCGCTCGACGGATTGGTACCCGTCGTACGCGGTAGCGATTGTGCTACCGTGGATATCGTCACTGATTGAGGGTCGGCGAAAGCCATCCTTGTTCTCCTTTCTATTTAGTTGTTATTCAGTTATGATGACTAAGCTAGCAAGAGGATATGGAACCTAATGCCACTTAATCTCAGGGCCCTTAGTTAGACCAAGGGACCCAAGGATAAACCATCGTTTGGCAGAAAAGCCAGACCAGTCTATCCCCATGTCATAAGGGGAGCCTGGAAGACGTCTTTGATACGACGTCTGCCAAACAGGATTCCATGCCTGCTCTGGATCGATCTTACTGATCTGGAGACCTGGCACGGAAGAGTAAACGTTCGGCCGTAGAATGATATCGTACGACCGATTGTAAACAACTCCTGATTGGCGACAGGCTAGTGAATCTTCTTCGACGGAGACCTGATAACTAAGGAAACCGCCGATGTCGAGCCACCAGTCTATCATCCAGGACCAAGGCGTAAGCTCCCAAGCCAAAGCGGGATCGAGATTAAGGCCAAGCAAGTGCCTGGCTTTCTGCTCGTAGCTCGCTAAACGGCCTAGGAACCCATCAGGGTCATAGGCGAAGTACTCAAACTTCGCAAATGTCTTAAGCCTTTCATTCACGACAACCGTACAGGCACTGTTAGATCGAATTTGGTCGTAACCAATCGATTTACGGAACCCAAGGTTGACAGTACCAAAAGGAGTACCATGATTAGTGGTCTCAATGTACTGGCCGTAATCAGCATTGTTACCAATATTTGACATATTGGTGACATCGTAAGCCTCATATCGTATCGAGACTTCGCGAGTTCTATGTTGAATCTTGAGTGATTCTTCAAGGAACTTGTTGATTATAGAACTAGAGTCGAGAATAGCCTCGGCAGACTTCTGAAGGTCCCCAAGAAAAGGGGCCCAGCCGAACTGCCAAGAGAGGTATCCTCCACCCACCGCTTTTCCTTGACCCTTTGGGGTTCGAAGGTTCGCGGATCTAAAGAGACTTTTGAAATCTCTTAGTTCTCCAAGCCACTGCCCAAGAGAGGCGTGTGGCATGGTCGGACGTGAATTTCGCAACATTGTTCCACCTTGGGTCCTAATTTCTGAGTCCGATAAAAGACTCGTGTTAGGAGTGAAACCAAGGGTGAATGAGGGAGTAAAGTGAAAGTATTCAATCCCGGACGTGGTAAGCTTCCACGGTGGGCTGACATACTGATCATACTCCGTGACCGAATAGGTCCTCTCATGCACATCCCATCCGATTTGTGAACGGATAAGAGGATTCGTCAGAGCCCGCTCAATGCGGTCCATGGCGAGAATGATGCGGGTGGTATCTTTCCATCTAGCACTCTTTTGTACGTTGAAAAGGTCATCTCTTGCGGCCTTCTCTTCACCTCTGGAGCGCCATCCATACTGGTTGGCGTAATGCCTGTCTTGCGGCCACATACTATCAAAATAGTAGTATGGGGCACCGAAGCGGACATCGGCCAGGTAAGCTCTAGAATCAGAGCCACTGGCTTCCGACTCACTGCGGTACGACATTACAACCTCCATATTTATGACATGTGGAGTGTGCACAAAGCACCGGGTGGGGCCTTTAGGGGCCCCA